ATGAACGATATGGAGTGGGTCGGGGATAACACCCCCGAGGGGCCGTTCGCGGCAATCGAAAGCATGTCTGATACCGACCGCGAGGCGGTAGCGGCAGCAATAGAACGGGCGATCAAGCCGAACGAACTGGACGAGGTCGGTTTGGCCTCGCGACTGTTGTGGAGCTATGTCGCCGATCTGGAACGCGACTGGCGGGCGATAGAGGCCGGCCAGGAGATCGCAATCGACGCGGCCGCCCTCAAGAAGGCGATAACGTCGGCCCGCGACGTCCGCGAGGCGTGCGGCCATTTGAGACAGGAAAGGGATAAGGTTGACAAGCTTCGCAAGGACATTGCCGGCGGGGTCGGAGGCGGCAGCCTTGACCTTGACGGCGCAAGAGATGAGATCGGGCGCCGCCTGGCTTGCCTCCGCCGCGCAGGAGGAGGTTGACGAATTTCTGGATGGGCTCAGTGACAATGCGCTGCTGAGCCTGCCCTGGCTGTTCGAGTTCTGGGCGCTGCCACATCAGCTGCCGCCCGAGGGTGACTGGAAAAGCTGGGTGATCATGGGCGGACGCGGTGCGGGCAAGACCCGCGCCGGGTCCGAATGGGTGCGGCGGATGGTCGAGGGGCCGACCGCCGCCGCACCGGGGACATGCCATCGCGTGGCGCTGGTGGGCGAGACCTTTGATCACGCGCGCGAGGTGATGGTGATGGGGGAAAGCGGGATCCTTGCCTGCTCTCCGCCAGATCGCCGCCCGGTCTGGGAGGCGGGGCGGCGTCGGTTGGTCTGGGCCAATGGCGCCACGGCGACGGTCTATTCCGCGCATGAGCCCGAGGCGCTGCGCGGGCCGCAATTCGACGCGGCCTGGGTCGACGAGTTGGCCAAGTGGAAGAAGGCGGAAGAAAGCTGGGACATGCTGCAATTCGCGCTGCGTCTGGGCGAGCATCCGCAGCAGGTGGTGACCACGACGCCGCGCAATGTGGGCGTGCTGAAGCGGATATTGGGCAACGCGTCCACAGTGACCACCCATGCACCAACGGATGCGAACCGGGCCTATCTGGCAGAAAGCTTTCTGGCCGAGGTTCAGACCCGCTATGGCGGGACGCGACTTGGCCGGCAGGAACTCGACGGTGTGCTGCTGGATGATGTCGAGGGCGGGCTGTGGACGACGGCGATGCTGGAGGCTTGTCGCGTCGAGCGGGCGCCAAGCCTGTCGCGCGTGGTCGTTGCGGTGGATCCGGCGGTGACGGCGGGCAAGGCCAGCGATGAATGCGGGATCGTGGTTGCGGGTGTTGTCAGCGAGGGCGAGCCGGGGGCCTGGCAAGGCTATGTGCTGGAGGATGCGACCGTAAAAGGCAGCCCGATGGACTGGGCGCGTGCGGCGATTGCGGCGATGGATCGCCACGGCGCCGACCGATTGGTTGCCGAGGTCAACCAGGGTGGCGATCTGGTCGAGCAGGTGATCCGGCAGGTGGACCCGCTGGTGCCGTTCCGCGGCTTGCGAGCCGCACGCGGCAAAGGCTTGCGGGCAGAGCCGGTCGCGGCGCTTTATGAGCAGGGTCGCATTCGGCATCTGCGGGCGGGCAATCTGGGGGCGCTTGAGGATCAGATGGTTCAGATGACCGTGCGCGGTTTTGAAGGACGCGGATCGCCGGATCGGCTGGATGCGCTGGTCTGGGCGATGCACGATCTGATGATCGAACCGGCGGCGAGTTATCGTCGACCGCAGTTGCGGCAGTTGTAAGCGGGGCCGGGGGGCGTTGCCCCCCAGCCTTTGCGGCCCCTCGATGGGGCCTCAAAGGCTTCCCCCCAGGATATTTGGATGAAGAAGAAAGGGCCGTGCCGTTTGGGGTGCGGCCTTTTTCGTTGCGATGAGCAGGAGGCGAAAAATGGCGTTTCGGTTGTTTTCACGGGAGGAAAAATCCGCCCCCGTGGTGGAAAAGAAGGCCAGCGCGACGGGTCGGGTCGTGGCGTTCGCCAGCGGCTCGGGCCGGGTGGCATGGACCGCGCGCGACACCGGCTCGTTGACGCGGGGCGGCTTTGTGGGGAACCCGGTCGGGTTCCGATCTGTGCGCTTGATTGCCGAGGCGGCGGCGGCGGTTCCACTGATCTGTCAGGACAAGGATCGTCGCTATGAGGTCCATCCGGTTCTGGATCTGTTACGCCGGCCAAATCCGGGACAGGGACGGGCGGAGTTGTTCGAGGCCTTGTTTGGCCAGATGCTGCTGTCGGGCGATGGCTACCTCGAGGCTGTCGGGCTGGGCCATGACGATTTGCCCGATGAGTTGCATGTGCTGCGTTCTGATCGGATGAGCATTGTGCCCGGCGCGGATGGCTGGCCGGTGGCGTTTGAATATGCGGTGGGCGGCCGGAAGCATCGTTTTGACATGACCGGATCGCCTGATCCCATCTGTCATATCAAGAGCTTTCACCCGCAGGACGATCATTACGGGCTGTCGCCGATGCAGGCGGCGGCGGTGGCGCTGGATGTGCATAACAGCGCGTCGGCCTGGTCAAAGGCGCTGCTGGACAATGCGGCGCGGCCCAGTGGGGCGATCATCTACAAGGGCGTCGATGGGCAGGGCAGCCTGTCCCCTGATCAGTATGACCGGCTGGTCTGCGAGATCGAGGCAAACCATCAGGGCGCGCGCAATGCGGGGCGCCCGATGCTGCTGGAGGGGGGGCTTGACTGGAAGCCGATGGGGTTCAGCCCCTCGGATATGGAGTTCCATCAGACCAAGCAGGCGGCAGCGCGCGAGATTGCGCTGGCCTTTGGCGTGCCGCCGATGCTGCTGGGCATCCCCGGTGACGCGACCTATGCCAACTATGCCGAGGCGCATCGCGCGTTTTACCGCCTGACCGTCCTGCCGCTGGCGACGCGGGTGGCGGCGAGCGTCGCCTGGTGGATGAGCGAGCATCTGGGCACTGAGGTGGATCTGCGGCCCGATCCCGATCAGGTGCCGGCACTGGCCGGGGAGCGCGACCAGCAGTGGAAGCGGATCGGCGAGGCCTCTTTCCTGAGCGACGCCGAAAAGCGGGCGTTGCTGGGGCTGCCGCCGCTTGCCGATGGATGATCTGAGTATGGAGGGTTCACGCTTGGTCAAGGATGCGCTGGGCTGGCATGACCTGCGTTTCGAGGCACAGGAGCGGATCATGGCCCTGCAGTTCGGGGCCGTCGAAAAGCGCCTGGAGAAGATCGAGTCGATGATCGAGGGCCTCGAGCGCCGGCTGTGGATGACCGTCTATGGCGTGGTGGCCGTCATCCTGACGCAGGCCGTGCAAGGCATTCTGGAATTTGCGCCGAAAGGGGGCTGAGAGATGGATCTTGGGTTGGAACTGAAATTTGCGGGCGGTGCGCCCACATTGACGGATGGATCTGTCATCGAGGGCTATGCCAGCCTGTTTGGTCTGACTGATCAGGGCGGTGATGCGGTCTTGCCGGGCGCGTTTGCGGCAAGTCTGAAGACGCTGGCGGGAAAGGGCGACAAGGTGCGGATGCTGTGGCAGCACGATCCGACCCGCCCCATCGGCGTCTGGGATGAAATCCGCGAGGACGAGAAGGGCTTATGGGTCAAGGGGCGGCTGCTGCCCGATGTGGCGCAGGCGCGTGAGGCGGCGGCGCTGATCCAGGCGGGCGCGATTGACGGGCTGTCGATCGGCTATCGCACCATCAGGGCCGAGCGCGATCAAAAGGGTCGCCGGATGCTTGCCGAGGTGGCGCTGTGGGAGGTGTCATTGGTGACCTTTCCGATGCTGCCCGAGGCCAAGGTTGGCCACAAGGCAGCTGACGATCTGCGCGAAATGGCTGCGGTCTTTTCCGCGGCAACCCGGGCTTTGCGGGCCGATCTAGATTGATGCCTTCGGGCGTCTGACAGGGTTCGGGCCGCGCTGTGGCGCGGTTCGGCGACAGGGGCGGCATCGCCCTGAACCATCGTGATGAGGAGACATCTATGACCGAGGTGAAAGCCGCGGCCGGGGAGGATATGCCCGGCGAGCTGAAGGGAGCGATGCTTGGGTTCGTAAGTGAACTCAAATGCTTCCGTGACGATATTCAGAAAAAACTTCAAGCACAGGACGAACGTATGACCATGCTGGATCGCAAAACCGCCCTTCGTGGCCGCACCCCACTGTCGACCAATGCCGAGGTCGAGGTGCCGCATCAGAAGGCGTTCAACGCCTATCTGCGCAGCGGCGATGATGATGCGCTGCGCGGCCTGCCCATCGAGGAAAAGGGCCTGACCGTTGCCAGTGACGGTGGTTTTCTGGCTACGCCGCGAGTCGCGGAAACGGTCCAGAATGTGCTGAGCAGCGGCGCGTCGCTGCGCAAGCTGGCCCATGTCGTGATGGTGGAAAGCGCCGCCTATGAGGTGCTGGTCGACAAGGGCGATCTGGGTGCTGGTTGGGCGACCGAAGCCGACGCGATCGAAACCGGCAGCAGCGGGATCGACCGCATCTCGATCCCGGTCCACGAACTGTCGGCCATGCCCAAGGCCAGCCAGCGGTTGCTGGATGATGCCGCTTTTGACGTCGAGGGCTGGCTGGCAGAGCGCATCGCCGACAAGTTTGCCCGCGCCGAGGCTGGTGCCTTTATCAGCGGCGACGGCATCGACAAGCCGCGCGGCATTCTGTCCTATCCGACCGCCGATCATGGCGCCGAGGGCGACGGTCAGATCGGGACTGTCAGCAGTGGCAGCCTGGGAAGCTTTGCCACCGAACATCCTGCCGATGCGCTGATCGACCTGGTCTACGCGCTGGCCGCGGAATATCGCGCCAATGCAAGCTTTGTCATGAACTCGAAAACGGCGGCGACGATCCGCAAGATGAAGGATGCCGACGGCCGCTTTGTCTGGACCGACTCGATCGCGGCTGGCCAGCCGGCACAATTGCTGGGCTATCCGGTGATGATCAGCGAGGACATGCCCGATCTGGATCTGGACTCGCTGTCGATTGCCTTTGGCGACTTTCATGCGGCCTACACCGTCGTCGAGCGTCCCGATCTGCGCGTGCTGCGCGATCCCTTCAGCGCCAAACCGCATGTGCTGTTCTATGCGACCAAACGCGTCGGCGGCGGCGTGACCGACTTCCGCGCTGTGAAGCTGATGAAATTCGCCTGATCTGAGGATCGGGTGAAAGGGGGCCGCGCAACTCGCGCTGGTCTGACCGGCAAGACTGTCCGCGCGCGCTGAGGACTGGCGCGCGGGTGCGGCCCCCACATGCAGCCGCTTCGCCCGCCGGGCGGGGCGGTGCAATGGATTTCTGGCGGAACGGCAGCAGGGAAGGTTCGGGACATGATGCTGATCGAGGAAACGGCGCCGGCGACGGAGGCGCTGCCTGTCGCCCGGTTGCGCGATCATCTGCGGCTGGGCTCGGGGTTTGGGCTGGCCGATGACGAGGCGGAAAACGGGGCCCTGGCAGGCTTTTTGCGGGCGGCGATCGCGACGATCGAAGCACGGACGGGCAAGGTGCTGCTGACGCGGCGCTTTCGGATGCAACTGGATGATTGGCGCGATCGGCTGGGGCAGACCTTGCCGCTTGCGCCGGTGGTGGCGGTCGAGCGGATCGAGGTTGACGACGGTGCAGGCACGATCACCGAGATACCGGCGGCAAGCTGGCGGCTGATCGCGGACTTGCAGCGCCCGATGATCCTGCCGGCAGGGGTGATCCTGCCGAATGTGCCGCGTCTGGGGTCTGTGACGGTGACGTTCACGGCGGGCTTTGGCGAGGACTGGGATGCGGTGCCTGCCGATCTGGCGCAGGCGGTGCTGATGCTGGCGGCACAATTCTATGAGGATCGCAGCTTTTCGGGATCAAAGGCGGCGCTGCCTTTTGGCGTGACCGCGTTGATCGAGCGCTGGCGTGCGGTTCGCACTTTGGCCGGGCGCGGCGCCTCTCGGGGGGTACGCTGATGGCGGAACCAAGGCTGAATGTGCCGCTGGTGCTGGAAAGCCCGGTTCGGCAAAGCGATGGCATGGGCGGGCATCGTCTGGCCTGGCAGACCGTTGGCAAGATCTGGGCCGAGATGCGCGCGGGCAGCGGACGCGAGCGTTCGGGGCAGGCGGGTGCGCAAAGTGTCGTTCGCTGGCGGATCGTGACGCGGGCTGCCGTCAGCGGTGATCCACGTCGCCCTGGGCCCGAGCAGCGGTTGCGTTTGGGTGAACGCGTGTTCCGCATAGAGGCAGTGGCCGAGAGCGACCCGGACGGGCGCTATCTCACCTGCTTTGCACGTGAGGAGGATCAGGCATGAGCTATGCGGCGGGGGTGGCCTTGCAGGCCGCCGTTTATCAGCAGTTGCGCGCGGATGTCGCGCTGTCTGATCTGGTCGGCGATGCGGTCTATGACGCGATGCCGGTCGAGGCGCCAAGCGGCGTATATGTTTCGCTTGGCCCTGACGATGCGCGTGATGCGGGCGACGTGTCGGCACGGGGATCGCGGCATGATTTCGTCGTTTCGGTTTTGTCCGGCACGGATGAGACGGACGGCTTCGGCGCTGTGAAAGAGGTTGCCAGCGCTGTCAGCGCGGTTCTGGAAAGCGGCGAAACGGTGCTGGCGCATGGGCATCTTGCGGGGATGTGGTTCCTGCGCGCAAAGGCGCGGCGGGTTGAAAACGGTGCGGCGCGGCGGGTCGATCTGACCTTTCGCGCCCGGATTGATCTGGGCTGAGGAGACGACAAAATGGCAGTGCAGAATGGGCGCGATCTGCTGATCAAGATGGACATGATCGGCGATGGTACTTTCGAGACGGTTGCGGGGCTGCGCGCCTCGCGCTTGGCCTTTAACGCCGAAACGGTGGATGTCACCAGCCTGGAAAGCCAGGGGGGCTGGCGCGAGCTTTTGGGCGGAGCCGGCGTGCGCAGCGCGTCGATCAGCGGCTCGGGTGTGTTCCGCGACGCGGATACGGATGGCCGTGCGCGGCAGATATTCTTTGACGGTGAGGTGCCGCGCTTTCAGGTGATCATTCCTGATTTCGGCATTGTCGAGGGACCGTTCCAGATCACCGGGCTGGAATATTCGGGCAGCTACAATGGCGAAGCGACATATGAGTTGTCGATGGCCTCTGCCGGTGCGCTCACGTTCGAGCCGGCTTGATGGTGAACCCGATGCGTGGCGAGGTCGAGATCTTGCTGGACGGTCGGCCGCATGTCGCGCGGCTGACACTGGGCGCGCTGGCCGAACTGGAAGAGGCTCTGGGCAGCGACAGCCTGCTGGCGGTGGTTGGTCGTTTCGAGGGCGGCAGTTTTACCACCCGCGATGTGCTGGCCGTACTGCTGGCGGGCTTGCGTGGCGCTGGCTGGCAGGGTGCGGCTGACGAATTGATGTCAGCCGAGTTCGGGGGTGGGCCGATGGGCGCGGCGCGAGCAGCGGCAGAGCTGCTGGCCCGCGCCTTTCGGCTTGAGCCATGAGCGGCGCGGCCCAAGTCCGGCCGCAGGGTCTGGATTGGCGGGGTTTGATGCGTGCAGGCATTCGCGGTCTGGGCCTGCGCCCGGCCGAATTCTGGGCGCTGACCCCGGCTGAACTGGCACTGATGCTGGGCGTCGAGGCCGGACCGCCCGCCATGACACGTGACCGCCTGGCCGAGATGGCGGCGCGCTTTCCCGACTGAGCAACAGCCGGGGATGCAGGATTTCAGCAAGCGAGGACCGTTTCATGACGGATAATAACGGGTTCGCGGCCGGGCTTGACCGGCTGGACGATGATTTCGATCAGGCCAGCAGCATGACGGCTGAATTCGAGGCGGAACTGTCGCGATTGCGGCAGTCGATGATGTTCACCAGTCGCGAGGTTGGCACGTTGTCGGGTGGGCTGGAACGCGGGTTGCGCCATGCATTCGAGGGGCTGGTTTTCGACGGCATGAAATTGTCGGATGCCCTGCGCGGATTGGCCCGATCAATATCTGACACGATCTTTTCCATTGCCATGAAGCCGGTCGAGCAGGCCTTGGCCGGCACCTTGGCGCAGGGGATCAGTGGCATGGTTTCGGGCGCGATGCCATTTGCTGACGGTGGCGCCTTTGTGCAGGGCAGGGTGATGCCTTTTGCCAAGGGTGGGGTGGTCAGCCAGCCAACTTCTTTCCCGATGCGCGGTGGGACCGGGCTGATGGGTGAGGCCGGTCCAGAGGCGATCATGCCGTTGCGCAGAGGGGCGGATGGCCGGTTGGGGGTCGCAGTTGCCGGTGGTGGTGGTCGGCCGATCAATGTGACGATGAATGTAACCACGCCTGATGTGACCGGATTCCGGCGCAGTCAGTCGCAGATTGCGGCGCAACTGGGCCGGGCGCTGGCGCGCGGCGAGCGCAACGGCTGAGGAGGAAAGCGATATGGCATTTCACGACGTCAGGTTTCCGGCGAACCTTTCCTTTGGCTCGGTCGGCGGCCCCGAAAGGCGGTCCGAGATCGTCACCCTGGCCAGCGGTTATGAAGAGCGAAACTCGCCCTGGGCACATTCGCGGCGGCGCTATGACGCGGGCATGGGATTGCGATCATTGGACGATGTGCAGGCATTGCTGGCCTTCTTTGAGGCGCGGGCGGGTCAATTGCATGGCTTTCGCTGGAAAGACTGGTCGGACTACAGAAGCGGACAGCATTCAGCCAATCCCGCCTTTACCGATCAGGTCATCGGCGAGGGCGATGGCGAGACGCGCTTGTTTCAACTGACCAAGGCTTATGTGTCAGGTGCGACGCGCTATGTGCGACCAATCACGAAGCCGGTGCTGGACAGTGTCCGCGCCGGCGTAGGTGGGATCGAACTGTTCCCGGGTGAGGGCTACAGCGTGGATCATGGTCTGGGGATCGTGAGCTTTGATACCCCGCCGGAAATCGGCGCAGAGGTCACTGCGGGCTTTGAGTTCGACGTGCCAGTGCGTTTCGATGCGGATCACATTGCGGTTTCGGTCGCCTCGTATCAGGCCGGCGCCATGCCCCAGGTTCCAATCGTTGAGGTGCGGGTATGAGCGTCACGACCCTGGCCCGTGCATGGGCTATCAGTCGCAAGGACGGGCTGGAGCTGGGCTTTACCGACCACGATCAGGCTCTGTCTTTCGAAGGTATCCGCTTTCGCCCTGATAGCGGCATGACCGCGCGGGCCGTCGTGCAGGGGACCGGTCTGTCGGTCGACAACACCGAGGCCGAAGGTGCGCTGACCGATGATGCGATCACCGAGGCCGACCTGATGGCCGGTCGGTGGGACAGCGCAGAACTGCGTATGTGGGAGGTCGACTGGACGGATGTTGCGTCGCGGCGGATGATCTTTCGCGGCAGTCTGGGCGAGGTTTCGCGCGCAGGAGGTGCATTTCGGGCTGAGTTGCGGGGGCTGTCCGAACCTCTGAACCAGTCGCGGGGGCGACGCTATCATCCACGCTGCTCGGCCGTACTGGGCGACGCAGACTGCGGTGTGGATCTGCTTGACCCAAAGCTGAGCGCCGAGGCGGTGGTTGAAGTTGTGGGCGAGGATGGCCGCCTGACGCTGGCGCAGTTGGGCGAGTTTACCAGCGGCTGGTTCGAACGCGGGACGATCGAGGTGATCTCGGGGCGCGCGGTCGGGATGGCTGCTCAGATCAAGAACGATCTGACATTGCCCGGCGGCGCGCGGGTGTTGGATCTTTGGGCTGCATTGGCCGAGATCCCGGTCCCCGGTGATCGGGTTCGCGTGACGGCAGGGTGCGACAAACACAGCAGCACCTGTCGCGGTAAATTTAACAATTTCCTGAATTTCCGTGGGTTCCCGCATCTGCCAAGCGAGGACTGGCTGTTGTCGCCAGACAAGGCGCGCAGAGAGCCCGATGTCAAATTGTCCGTGGGCTGGAATCAGTCCCGAAATCGATTTGGAGGCGGCGCGGAAAATGAGTGATCTTGCCGTTGCGATCGCGCGCAACTGGATCGGTACGCCCTATGTTCACCAGGCCAGCGCCCGCGCCGCAGGTTCCGATTGCCTGGGTCTGATCCGTGGTATCTGGCGCGAGCTTTATGGTGCCGAACCCGAGCCTGTGCCCCCCTACTCTGCGGATTGGGGCGAGATGGGGCGCACCGAAATCCTGCTGCGGGGCGCGACGCGTCATTTGGTGGCGCTATCGCGAGATGCGCAAGAAGCGCCGGGACAGGTATTGCTGTTTCGGATGCGCGAAGGTGCGATCGCCAAACATCTGGGGTTGTTGGTTCAACTGGGTGAGCGATCCAGTTTTGTCCATGCCTATAGCGGGCATGGCGTCATCGAAAGCTCGTACAGCGCCGCCTGGCGACAGCGCGTCGTTCAGAGGTTTCGGTTTCCCTGATACAAAATTGAAGGAGGGTCGCTATGGCCACGTTGGTGCTGTCGGCTGTTGGAGCTTCGGTCGGTGCGGGCTTTGGTGGCGCGTTCCTGGGCCTCTCGGGTGCGGTGATCGGCCGCGCGGTAGGGGCCACGATCGGGCGTGCCATTGATCAGCGTTTGCTGGGTGGCGGATCGAAGGCCGTTGAGACCGGACGGATCGATCGCCTGCGTTTGCAGACCGCTGGCGAGGGTATGGCCATCCCGCAGGTTTGGGGGCAGATGCGCCTGCCGGCTCATGTGATCTGGGCGTCGCCGCTGGAAGAGATCCGGCAAAGCCAGGGTGGTGGCAAGGGCGCACCGAAGCAAAAGGTGATAGAGATCAGCTATCGCCTGTCTGTCGCCCTTGCACTGTGCGAGGGCCGTATTCTGGGTGTTGGGCGTGTCTGGGCCGATGGCGAAGAAATTGCCGCGGATGATCTGAACATGCAGGTTCATCACGGCGACGAGACACAGCAACCCGACGCCACCATCGCCACGCACGAGGGCGAAGATGCACCGGCCTATCGCGGGACCGCCTATGTCGTGCTGGAAAATCTCAGCCTGGAGCGGTGGGGCAACCGTATGCCTCAGCTTAGCTTTGAGGTAACGCGCCCTGCCCAGGATGGCTCGGGTCTTGCCGGCGATGTTACGGCTGTTGCGATGATCCCGGGCACCGGCGAATATTCCCTGGCGACGACACCGGTGATGCGTGAGGATGGGGTATTTGGCCAGAAAATCACCAACCTGAACACCCCAGCAGGCGGCACCGATTTCGCCGTCAGTTTGCGGACCCTCGGGCGCGAATTGCCGTATGTCGGTTCAGTATCCTTGGTTGTTTCCTGGTTCGGCGACGATCTGCGGATCGGTGAATGCAACGTACAACCCAAGGTGGAAAATGTGGAAGCCGCCGGCCATGACATGGACTGGCGAGCCGGTGGGATCGCCCGAGACGATGCAGGCGAAATCGCGAAGGTGGAGGGTAGGCCGATCTATGGCGGCACACCCTCGGATCAGTCGGTTCTTGAGGCGATTGAGGCAATCGATCGGGCTGGAAAAAAGGCTGTCTTCTATCCGTTCATTCTGATGGAGCAACTCGCAGGCAATGGGCTGACTGATCCCTACGGCAGCCAGGAACAGGCGGTGATGCCATGGCGTGGCCGGATCACGACCGCGCTGGCGCCGGGGCGCGCGGGCTCGACCGACGGAACCGCCGCCGCCGTGGCTGAGGTCGACGCGTTTTTCGGTGCTGCCGAGGCATCGGACTTTAGCGTGGTTGATGGCAAGATCGTTTATGCCGGCCCCGCGGAATGGTCTTACCGACGCTTTATCCTGCATTACGCGCATCTTTGCGCGATGGCAGGAGGGGTTGATGCCTTTCTGATCGGGTCAGAGATGATCGGCATGACGCAGATCCGTGGCGCCGGACGCAGCTATCCTGCGGTGGCACAACTGCGTCGTCTGGCCGCCGACGTTCGCGCCATTCTGGGTGCAGGGGTCAAGCTGAGCTATGCTTCGGATTGGTCGGAATATTTCGGCCACCAGCCGGGCGATGGTGAGGTGATGTTTCATCTGGACCCGCTCTGGGCCGATGAGAACATCGATTTTATCGGCATCGACAACTATATGCCGATGTCGGATTGGCGTGATGGCTCGGAGCACCTGGATGGGGATTGGCGGCGCATCGACAATCACGACTATCTGCTGGCCAATGTTGCGGGTGGCGAAGGTTTTGACTGGTATTACGCCAGCCAACAGGACCGCGACGATCAGCGCCGTACGCCGATCTTCGATGGCGCCCATGGCGAGGACTGGATCTGGCGCTTCAAGGATCTGAGCGGCTGGTGGCAAAACCCGCATTTCAACCGACCGAACGGCGTCCGTAGCGCCGAGGCGACGCAATGGGTGCCCGGCTCCAAGCCGGTGTGGTTCACCGAGATCGGTTGCGCGGCTTTGGACAAGGGCACCAACCAGCCTAACAAGTTCCTCGACGCGATGAGCTCGGAAAGCCGGCTGCCGTATTACTCGAACGGGCGGCGCGATGATGCGTTGCAGGCGGCCTATGTCCGGGCAATCATGGCCTACTGGTCGGATCCACAGAACAACCCCGAGATGGCCGATGGTGGCCGGATGGTCGATGTATCTCGGGCGCATGTCTGGTGTTGGGACGCGCGACCTTATCCGGCATTCCCTCAGCGCCTGGACCTGTGGAGCGACGGCCTGGCATGGGAGCGTGGGCACTGGCTCAACGGTCGCGCTGGTGCCGTGCCGCTGGCCAGCGTGGTGGGTGATATCTGCCAGGCAGCCGGCGTCAGGCATTACGACACGACCGGGCTGTCCGGCGTGGTCCGCGGCTATGTCGCAAATGGTGGCGACTCTGGGCGCTCGATGCTGCAGCCCTTGATGCTGGCTCATGGTTTCGATGCGGTAGAGCGTGACGGCGTTCTGACATTTGTGATGCGCAAAGGCCTGCCGGTCGCCGATCTTGGCCCCGAGCACCTGGCCGTGACAGAAGAGATCGAGAATTTTCAAGCCGTCCGTGCGGCGGAACCTGAACTGGCCGGCCGTGTCAGATTGACCCATGTCGAAGCGGGATCGGGGTACACGCCCTGCACCGCCGAGACGATGCTGCCGGGGGACGACCCGACAGCCGTGGCCGACAGCGAATTCCCCATGGCGCTGACCAGACCCGAAGGGCGTGCGATTGCCGAGCGTTGGCTTGCTGAATCGCGGGTTTCACGTGATGCGGCACGCTTTGCCCTGCCACCGTCTCTGGCGCATCTGGGTGCGGGCGACGTTGTTCGGATGCGCGCCACCGATGACCGTTCGCATTTATGGCGCATCGACCGGATAGAACGCGCAGGTGCGCTCATCGTTGATGCACAAAGGGTCGAACCGGGTATTTATGTGCCGGCACTTTCGGTGGAAATCAGCGGCTCGATCAAGGCATATCAGCCACCGCTGCCGGTCAGGTCGGTTGTTCTGGATCTGCCATTGATGCGGGGTGATGAGGTGCCTCATGCCCCCTATCTGGCGGCTGCGGCGAAACCCTGGCCGGGTCATGTGGCAGCGTATTTATCAAACGATGCGCAGGGTGGTTTCGAATTGAACCAGATCCTGCGTCAACCCGCCATGATCGGGGTTACGGAAACGCCGTTGTCAGCCGCGCGGCCCGGGATGCTGGACCGCGGTCAGCCCCTGCGTTTGCGACTGCAGGGCGGCGAGTTGAGTTCGGTCGCTCAATCCGCCTTGTTGAATGGCGCGAATTTGCTGGCCATCGGCGACGGCAGCGAGAACGGTTGGGAGTTGCTGCAGTTTACCAACGCCAACCTGGTCGCAGCGGGCGTCTGGGAGGTCAGCGACCGCCTGCGCGGGCAGGCGGGAACCGACGCGCTGATCCCTGCAGTCTGGCCGGTTGGCAGCACCGTCGTCATCGTCGACCGCGCTTTGCGGCAGTTCGATCTGCCGCCTTCCGTGCGCGGGCAACAGCGGTTCTGGCAGGTTGGCCCGGCCGAGCGTCCCTTGGGCGACATGACCTATCGGTCGGGCTCGTTCACGCTGCGCGGGATCGGCCTGCGGCCCTATGCGCCCTGCCATCTGCGCCGCGAAGGGCGGAAGATCACCTGGGTGCGGCGCACGCGGATCGATGGCGATGGTTGGGACGGCCCGGACGTGCCCTTGGGCGAAAGCCGCGAACAGTACTTGCTGCGGCTGCGGCAGCAAGGTGCCGTTCTTTACGAAGTGCGCACCGACGCGCCCGAGCATGAGGTCCCGCAAACGGTCTGGCAACAGGCCGCGACCGGCGGGGCATTCCATATCGAAGTGGCCCAGTTGTCAGATCAGTTTGGCGCGGGTCCGTTTGTCAGGAGGAAAATCGATGGCGAGCAATGA